TACTGTTTCAACCGAACAAAAATTTAAAATGTAAACTTGAGTACTACCGTCTTTTGCATAATATTTATCTGCGATGCCCGTTATTCTAAATGTTTTGTATATACTAAGATTGTCATCTAAAGTTGGTGTCTTGAAATCTACTAATAATAGTTCTTCACCCAATATAGGCAAGTCTTTTATTAAATTTCTACTATCAGATAATGTAATTGTGCCTGATATGCCCGGTGAAAATAAATTTTCGTAGATATTTAATTCTGCCAAATAATCTCGCAAATCTATGTATCTACCTTTATTCAATGACACCATGTAAAGACGATTTATCTTTACATTGCCAGGCGACAGTATTTGTTCTTCAATATTTGCCATTACTGCGTAATTATAGTTTTAAAGTTTGTTAGAACATCTTGAACAAATTGTGGTTTCATTATACGTATCATTCTGTAGCTTTCGTTTTTATTTTGTTCAATTTCAAAATTGCTTTCAAATTGAACTATTGTATTTGATTCTAGATATGCAATTGGTGTATTAATTCCATCGGGGTCTTTATCTTCAAATAATATTCTAACGGGTTCTTTATGTGTGGATTCCTCATCAAGAACAAAAAATGTTTCTACCTGATATCCTTTTGCATTTAACGCTCTGTTGATGGTAAAAACATTTTTATCCGCGCCGTATTTGTCGGAAACAACTTTAAATAAATTTTCTTCAGATATCGGCCAATTAAATCTTGGGTCAATAACATCATTTACCATTAGGATTAACCAATGTAAATTTTGTGTTCCATAAAATCTGTAAGACAATTCTTCAGGAGTTTCACCGTGAAGAACTTCATACTCAAAATAATATGACGTGTTTTCTTTAAATTCTTTAGATAAGATTACTCGTTTGAAAATATCAACAACAACTTGTTCACTATCATAATCATCTAAAGTATATGATATTCTTGGGAAATCTCCAAATAAATTAGTAGCCATACTTTATTCCGTCTGTTGTTATTTGTTCTATTTCTCTAAATGTTAGAGTCATACCTATTTCAACAGGTGCTCCATTTTCAAAAGTTGAGAACTGGTCTCCGCCATATTCCACTGACATATCTGTTAATACGCAAGTTGCAAATTTGTGCAGCCAATCATTTTCTTTATCTTTATAAAAATATCTAAGAGAAAACTCGGAAGGATATACATAGAACATTTTTTGTTCACTTAATTCCGGGTGCATATGGTATTTAAACAGGTGTATAATTGAATGTACTTTATTAGATTCTGACAAATCTTTTGGGAAAAATTTATATCTAAAACTAAAAGTTCTGTAATCTACTGATTCAAAAAATACTTCTTTGAATGGATTTGTTCTTGTAGCAGTTGCTGCTTCTCGAACATTGTTTAAATCCAGGCCAAAAATAGATCCTGGCAATTTTATTGCCTGTGCTATTAATCTAGCAGTTCCCTCGCCCGCGACGTCTTTTATTGACTGAGCAACAGATCCCTGCATTAATAGACCAGCTAATGTTCCTAGATCTTTTTCAGTGTAGTTTGCTCCATATTTTACCGTGGGTCTGTCTTCAATATGAAGAGTTATTACATCCTTTATTCTAGATGTAGTATTCCAATCAAACACATTAGTATCTAATTTTTTAGCAGTCTCTACTAATGCTGCCGTACCGATTCCGGCGGCTGCTCCACCCAAAGCTGCACCAATTGTTGAAACCACACCTTTTTTCGGTGTTGCTAAAAAACTCGCAACACCTACAAGTTTACCTGCATTATCAACAATAGATTTAGCGCCGGCTTGTTTTGCCTCGGGTGTTAGATTGGAAGTTCTTCTTTTTTCTTCTGGGCTGCTTTCAAAAGTTCTTCTTTCTTCTTTGAGTTTTTGACCAGCACTTGTTTTATCTCGAACATTGATATAAAATGCAATATAATGTTGTAAATCTTGTTTCGTTCTTAGCCCTGCAGGATATTCATATGTACCAATAGAATAACCCTTTGATTGATCTGTATTCGTGTATTTTGTGTCATACTTAGATCTTTGCTCATCTACAAAGTCTTTTCGTGCCGAATTTAATTGTGACATGTCTGTGGTGATAAATATTGTTGGATCATAATTATTTATATAGATGACGTATACCAAAACCTACAAGGGCAAATTTAGAGTCGATAATCCCGGCAAATATAAGGGTGATATAAGCAATATTGTTTATAGATCTCTATGGGAATTGCGATTTATGAAATGGTGCGATAAGAACCATTCTGTAGAAGAATGGGGGTCTGAGACTGTTATTGTGCCATACATATCCCCGATTGATAGAAAAGCCCATAGATATTTCGTAGACTTTTATGTTAAAGTTAGGAATAAAAATGGTACTCTTCAGAAGTATTTAATAGAGATAAAACCCGAGAGATTCACAAAACCTCCGGCAATACCAAAGAAAAAGACTAAACGGTTTATAGATGAGGTCTTCCAATATAGTGTAAATGACGCAAAATGGAAAGCTGCTTTTGAATTTTGTAAAGATAGAAACATGACTTTTATGATATTGACAGAAAAAGACCTAGGAATAATCAATGGCTGAAAACATTTTTAAAACAGTTAATATGAAAGCTGGTGATGCCCAGAAATCATACACTTGGTATAGAAATCAAGTTAGAAATTTGGGCTCTGGCGTCTCGGGTTTACAGTTAATACGCAACGAAACTTTAACTAATAGAATAAGACCCGGTGAAATGTACTTGTTTATGTATGATCCAAAGCATAAAGATACATTGCCATATTACGATACAATGCCTTTGGTACTTCCTTTTAAACAATTGCCCGATGGTTTTCTAGGTATTAATCTACACTATTTACCTTATCTAGCTAGATTTAATTTATTGGGCGCGCTCAGTAAATTGGCAACCGATAAGAATATGGATGAAAAAACACGAATACAAATTTCGTGGCAAATATTAAACAGTTCAACAAAATATTTAGCCGCAACTGCGTGTGTAAAGCATTATTTAAACGATCATTTAAGAACAAGATTTTTAAAAATAGACTATCGCGATTGGGTAACAGCAGCAATGTTACCGGTTGAAAACTTCAAGAAGGCAAAGAAAGAAGTTGTATGGCAAGAAACAAAAAACAAATACAAGTGGTATTAAATGGCTAATTATTTTTCTTTAAAGAATTTTCAAGCAGAAGTAAGATCTCGAGGATTATCAAAACCAAATAGGTTTGAAATAATTTTTCCGCCCCCATTGGCGATGATCAATAAAAATGTAGATATAAAACCTGTCTTACTATATTGCGAATCTACAAGCTTGCCTCCGCAAAACATAGGCGTAAAAACTCAAAGAATTTATGGTCCAGGTTATCCTAGACCGGTAGGCACCGACTACGGTGGTGATGGTATTACTATGACCTTTTTGCTAGATCAACCCATGGATATACGCGCATTTTTTGATCTGTGGCTTTCTAGTATAGTAGACCCAAACCAATTTTTTGTCAATTATCAATCTAACTATATTGTAGATATAACAATAAACCAGCTTAATATGCAAGATCAGATTGTATATTCTGCAGTATTAGAAGAAGCATTTCCTCGTAGTGTTTCGCTATTGGAATTGAATCAGGGCAATCAAAATAGCGTACATAAATTAAGTGTAACTTTTGTTTATAGACGATGGAGACCCGTACATAGATTAACTAATACTATGCAAAGTAATATGTCATTATCTAAAAACAATCCATTGCTTCTTAAACCTGATGCAGAAAAGTATCCAGATCCTGTAGTTACTCCTATAAGAGATAGATACCCTGACCTACAAGCAGCAAACCCCGTTGACTTCGGAAATTTGTTTACAGTAAGAGATTAAAAAACACAAACACAAAAATAAGGAAATATAAATTATGTCATTGCCAAAATTGGAAACACCAATCTATGAATTGATTTTGCCCTCAACCGGAGAAAAGATAAAATATAGACCTTTTCTTGTTCGTGAGTACAAGATACTATTAACCACATTAGATTCTGATAGTGAAGAAATACATCGTGTAATTACAGAATTGGTTGATGTGTGTACGTTTAAAAAATTAAAGATAGACACACTTGCAAATTTTGATATCGAATATATCTTTTTAAATATGCGAGCCAAATCAGTGGGTGAAGTTGCTAATATAACAGTAAAATGCACAAACTGCGAAAACAAGATAGATGCGGAAATGGATCTTACAAAGGCAACAATCGAAAGATCGGCCGACCACACGCAACGAATACTTATTACTGATACTATAGGTATAGAAATGCGGTATCCAAAATTTGAAGAAATGATAGAAATATATCAAAACTTCAAATCTGATAAGATTGTGGAAATGTTGTGTTCATGCATTAGTACAGTTTTTACCGAAGAAGAATTATATAATGATTACACCAATGAAGAATTAATAGAATTTGTTAATTCATTCTCAAAAGAACAGTTTGAGAAGTTAGAACAATTCTTTTTAACTATGCCAAAGGTTGTACAGCACATAGAAAAAGATTGCGATAAATGTGGTACACATAATAATATTAAATTGGAGGGTCTCCAAAATTTTTTCGTCTAACTCTTTCCCATGAAGGTTTACTTAATTATTTTCAATTAAATTTTTCGTTAATGCAGAATCACAAATACTCATTAACTGAAATAGAAAATATGATACCGTGGGAAAGAGATATATACGTTACTATGTTGATTAATCATATGAATGAAGAAAATGAGAGATT